GCGGGCACAAAAGGTCGGCGACAAGCCTTGATATTTATGATCACCAACAGTGGCCATGATAAAACCAGTGTGTGTTATGACTACCATGAATACGGTCGAAAAGTCGCCGAAGGCACTATCGAAGACGACAGCTTTTTTTCCTATATTTGCTCACTGGATGAAGGTGATGATCCCTTTAAGGATGAGTCTTGTTGGGGGAAAGCCAATCCGTCACTGGGCTACACCTTTTCTGATCGCTATTTACGCGAGCAAGTGACACAAGCTCGAGGTATGCCCGCGAAAGAAAGCATTGTTCGTCGGCTCAATTTTTGTCAGTGGGTGGATGCCGATAATCCGTGGATTAACAGTGAAACATGGATGCAGTGTGAAAACGCGTTCACATTCGATGATCTTCAAGGTGAAGAGTGTTATGGCGGATTGGACTTATCAGGAACCAAAGATTTAACCGCATTGGCTCTGTATTTTCCTCGTCTAAAACGTCTTTACGTTGAATTTTGGACACCCAAAGACACCTTATTGGATAGAGCGAAAACCGACCGAGTGCCTTACGACTTATGGGTAAGGCAAGGTTTTATGCATACCACTCCAGGGAATGCGGTGAGGTATGAATTTGTGGCAGAACGCATTGCTGAGATGGCGATGCGCGTCAACATGAGAGCCATTGCCTTTGACCCTTATCGCATTAAATACCTTGAACCCAAACTCGATGAAGCGGGTGTGACGGTTCCTTTAACTCCGCATGGACAAGGATATTACAAAGCCAAAGATTCAGGGCTATGGATGCCACACTCTATCGAACTGTTTGAACAGCTAATTGATGACAAGAAGATTGAGATCCACACCAATCCTTGTTTGAGATGGAATGCCGCATCCGCTGTGCTTGAGGCTGACCAAAAAGATAACCGCGTCTTTGCTAAGAAAAAAAGCACCGGTCGAATTGATGGTGTGGTGGCATCAGCAATGGCGATTGGTGCAGCGGAAGGTGAGGTTGATGATGGCAACCTTGATGACTTTTTCTCTAACCCATTGAGTATGTGATGACAGATAAACAATATTCAATCGATTTGCGCACTAATCATGGTTGGTTTGCGCGTCTGGCTTCCTTCTTTGTTGGGGGAAGACTTGTGACACCTGAACAAGGTTCACAATCAGGCGTTATCTCAGCGCAAGGCTCGCTTGGTGATTCTTCTGTAAATGATGAGCGAATACTCCAAATATCAACGGTTTGGCGTTGTGTTAGCTTAATTTCGACGTTAACGGCTTGTTTGCCACTGGATGTGTTCGAAACGGATAAACAGGGAAATAGAACCAAAGTTGATTTAAGTCACCCATTGGCTCGATTACTGCGATATTCGCCCAATCAATATATGACCGCTCAAGAATTCCGAGAGGCAATGACTATGCAGCTTTGCTTTTATGGTAATGCTTTCGCCTTGATTGAGCGAAATAAAGTCGGTGATGTGATCAGCTTGCTTCCTCTGTTGTCTGCCAATATGGATGTACGCATGGAGGGGAAGAATATTATCTATAAATATCAGCGTGATCATGAGTTTGCGAAATTTAAACAACATGAAATTTTTCATTTAAAAGGGTTTGGTTTTAATGGGTTAGTCGGATTGTCGCCTATTGCTTATGCGTGTAAGACAGCAAGTACGGCCGTTGCGATGGAAGATCAACAACGTGAGTTTTACGCTAATGGGGCTAAGTCTCCTAAAATTCTGACAACGGGCGATAAGGTATTGAATAAAGAGCAACGTAGCCAACTTGAAGAGAATTTCAAAGAAATTGCAGGTGGCCCCGTTAAAAAACGATTGTGGATCTTAGAGGGGGGATTTCAAGCACAAGATATTGGTGTTAGTCCTCAAGATGCAGAAACAATGTCTTCCCGCAAATTTCAAGTCAGTGAATTAGCCCGTTTCTTTGGTGTTCCACCGCATTTAGTCGGTGATGTTGAAAAATCAACAAGTTGGGGAACAGGTATTGAGCAACAAAACTTAGGTTTTCTTCAATATACCTTACAACCCTATATCTCCCGATGGGAAAATTGCATTGCGCGTTGGCTTCTAAAACCACCCGAGGTGGGGAAATATCATGCTGAGCATAATCTTGATGGGTTATTGCGAGGCGATTCCACTTCACGCGCCGCGTTTATGAAAGCGATGGGAGAATCGGGGCTAAGAACCATTAATGAAATGCGACGGCTTGATAATTATCCTCCTCTTGAAGGTGGGGATGTCGCTTACCGGCAAGCACAATATTTACCGATTAACCAACTCAATAAAGAGCCTCACGAAAGTGGGGCTTAATTATTTATGGGGGTTCAATGCCTGATATTAGAAAAACACTGAATTTTGATGAAGCAGAAATCAAATTTACGGGAGATGGCACACAAGGCGTTTTCGAAGGTTATGCCTCCGTATTTAGTCATCAAGATCTCGATGGTGACATTATTTTACCCGGTGCGTTTAAGCATGTTTTAGATAAGCAAAAACAAAAAGTCGCTATGTTTTATAACCATCGAGTCTGGGAACTTCCTGTGGGGAAATGGGAGTACATGGAGGAAGATCAAAAAGGATTACGAGTGAGAGGACAACTGACGCCCGGTCATAGCGCAGCTCAAGATTTAAAAGCGGCGATGAAGCATGGCACGGTTGACGGGCTTTCTATCGGATTCGGTTGTCTGCGTAATGATTTTGAGCGGACACCTTCAGGCCGTATTTTTAAAAACATCTCCCTGTTACGTGAAATCAGTATTTGTACATTTCCCGCTAATGACCAAGCACAGGTTTCATCACTCAAGAGCATCGATGGGTTATTAACGATCCGAGATATTGAGGATTGGCTGAGAGAGTCAGCCAGTTTATCAAAATCAGAAGCAGTCGGTTTTATTTCCCGTTTCAAATCCGCTATTCGGAGTGAGTCCGATGATACTCAACAATCCCTAGTCGCATCCATTGTTAACCAAATTAATGCATTTAATCTGAAAGGATAGAATATGTCTGACTTAGCTATTATCCAAGAAGCCATCGAAGGATCACAAAAAAAGGTGCAAGAACTCTTCGATGCACAGAAGAAAGAAATTGAAGCTACTGGCGTAGTTTCAAAGCAATTACAAACAGATTTAGCCTTAGTTCAAGAGGAATTAAAAAAAGCCGGTGAACGTCTGTTTGATTTAGAGCAGAAAGGGGCAACGAGTGCTGATGATCCTAATACGAAAAAAGATTTTTCTGAGCGAGCAGCAGAAGCGCTGACAAAATCATGGAATGGGAGTCAGGCTTCTTATGAAGTGAAAACCTTTAATAAATCATTAGGCAGTGATGCGGGTTCAGCCGGAGTTCTCATTCAGCCGATGCAAGTACCGGGTATTATTATGCCGGGGATGCGTCGTTTAGTTATCCGCGATTTATTAGCACAAGGTCGTATTTCCAGTAACTCACTGGAATATGTACGCGAAAAATTGTTTACCAATAGCGCGGCACCCGTGAAAGAAAAGGCACAAAAACCAGAATCTAATCTGACGTTTGAAAAACAAACGGCAAATGTGATCACTATTGCTCATTGGATCCAAGCGTCTCGCCAAGTGATGGATGATGCTGTGCAGTTACAGTCTTACGTTAATAACCGCTTATTGTATGGTTTAGCGTTAGTGGAAGAGGAGCAATTACTCAATGGTGACGGTACAGCGGATAATTTGACGGGAATTAATCATGTTGCCACTGCCTATGATACCACGTTGAGTGCTACGGACGACACGCATGCTGACCTGATTGCTCATGCCATTTATCAGGTAACAGAATCTGAATTTAGTGCCTCTGGTATTATTTTAAATCCTCGTGATTGGCATGCCATTGCGTTAATGAAAGACAAAGAAGGGCGTTATATTTTTGGCGGTCCACAAGCCTTTACTTCAAATATAATGTGGGGATTACCTGTTGTTCCCACAAAAGCACAAAAACAAGGTGAGTTTACTGTTGGTGCATTTGATTTGGCGTCTCAAGTATGGGATCGAATGAATGCAGTTATCGAAGTGAGTCGAGAAGATCGTGATAACTTTGTGAAGAATATGCTGACCATTTTGTGTGAAGAACGTTTAGCATTAGCCCATTATCGTCCTCAAGCCTTAATTAAAGGGACATTCCCAACGTCTGGAAGAAGTGCTTAAGTAATAGGTCGGGGTAGGTAACTATCCCGTATTACATCATGAATATCTTAGATGTTATTCCTCTTTCTTTATTAAAACAGCATCTCGAATACAGCGGTGATGATCGTGATGAGCAGATTCTATTTTATGCACAAAGTGCATTAAATTATTGTTTGAGATGGTGTGATGAACCGGCATGGAAATCACCCGATGATATCCCTTATGAAGTGAAATCGGCCATGCTTTTGGTGCTGGGGGATATGTTTGAACATCGAACCAGCCAAAGTGAAATTCCGTTATATGAAAATAAAGCAGTAGAACGATTGTTACTGCTTTGTCGAAATTGGCGAGGTAGTTAATGGATCCGGGACGATTACGCCACACCATTAATATTCAAAAATCAGTATTAGCACCTGATGCCATCAGTGGCAGTGATGTGATTTGGACGGATCATGCGACGAAAGTCCGTGCAGCGATCATGCCTTATCAAGGGCGAGAATATTTTCAAGCCCAGCAAGTACAAAGTGAGGCTACAACGCGAATTCTTATTCGCTATATCGCTGATATTGATACTTCGATGCGTATTGTATGGGGTAAGCGAATATTTAATATTATTTCGATTATTGACCCTGATGAGCGTCATCGTGAGCTTCAATTAATGTGCAAAGAGGGCGTGAATGATGGGTGAGATTAAAATCAGTGGATTGTCTGAACTCGCTCAACGAATGCAAGACATTGCCCGTAAAACCAGAAATCAAAGCGCGCGTAAGGCGATGAATGTAGGCGCTTCAGCGTTAAAGCAGGAAATCAAACATCGAGTGCCTATTCTTAAGGAAACGGTACCGCATCGACGCAAGGGCACCCTCAAGCGCAATATTCGTTCTAAAACGAAAGTGCAGCGCAATGGGCAAGTCAAAACACGTATTTGGGTGAAATCATTATCGGGTAAAAAGGTGTCTGCCTTTAAACAGGCAACGGGGAAAAGTGCAGCATTGAACCCGAATGATCCGTTTTATTGGTGGTTTGTCGAATTTGGTACCGCCAAGATGCCCGCACAACCGTTTATGCGCCCCAGCTTTGAAGCGAAAAAGGAAGCGACGGCTAAAGTGATTGTTCAAACACTCAAAGAGGATATTGAAAAAGCAAGGTAGAGACCATGATACAGCAATTAAAAGAGACCCTTTCACCGCTTGTCGATGGAAGGGTTTTTTTTCAGGTATTACCCGAAGGCAAAGGGCATTATCCCGCCATTGTGATCCAGTTTGCCAGCATCATACCTAACAGTGCGCTGGAGGATGCGGATTTAGATAACTATCGCGTGCAACTTGATGTGTATGCGCTCCAGCCACAGCCCCTTATGGTCTTGCGTAAAAAAATCGAGGCTCAGATCGTTGCGACAATCCCATTTGCACAACGGGTGAATGCGGTCTTTGGGTATGAAGCGGATGTCAAATTGCATCGGCTTGTTCTTGAATTAATGATTTCATCAGATAAATAAGGAATGGATATGGCAAAGTCAAAAAACCATAAAGCGACGCCTTTCCTCGGCACGAAGATCTTTGTGCAAACCGGCTTAGGGGAGGCGATGACCGTGACGGAAGCGACGTTATCACCCGCAACTATTACTATCGCCAATAATAAGCTGAAAGCCGATGACATGATTATGTTATCGGGATTCGGGGAGTTAGATGGACGTTTTCCTGTTGCACAGGTTGATGGCAACAAAGTGACCCTGTGCGACGAAGTGGATTGGCGTGATAAAACGTTACCCACGGATTTTGCAAACACCAAAGCACAACGTATTCAATGGTCTAATAACTTTTGTGCGGTAAAAAGCTTCAGCAAAGACGGTTCGACAACCGAACAAATTGATGTCACCACCATTTGCAGTGATGGCAAGGAATATGAATCCGGTGATACGGAATACGGTTCAATTAAATTGACCTTTTTCTTACGGTATAGCTCCAGTGAGGTGCAGCGACTCTTACGTAAATATGAAAACAGCAAAGAAAAATTCGCAGTGAAAATGGTCTTAACGCGAGATGAAGGCTCCATGTTTTATTACGGCTCCGTCGAGACAGGTATGAACATTGATGGCAGTGTAGGGCAAATGATGGATTCGGGGATCTCGATTAAATTGTCTGGCCGTGATTATTTGAATGTGAAGAAATAACCCTTAATTCATCCACCTCATTATTTCTCTTCTCCCTTCTCGATAAAAAACTTAGGAGTGATTATGTCTAACGCTTTATTGCGTGAATTAGTGTTAAACCAAGCACTGAAAGTGACGCCTTTTACCTATTTAGACAACACCTTTTATGTCAAAGAGCTGGATGTTGGCACCATGAATTACATTCAGCGTAAACTTCGCCAAATTAAAATCAAGCTCGCCGAAGCACAGGACATTTACTTAGACGAAGACGATCCCGAACAATTTAACGAGGCGATAAATCGTGTCTACGATGAATATGATGTCGCCAGAATGTTGGCCTTTAAGTTGTGTGATGAAAAAGGGGAACTGCTTTTTGATGCTGAAAATGAAGAAGACTTAAAAGGTCTTAATCGTTTAGGACAAGGGTTCTCTAATGCGGTGTTTACGGCCGAAGTGGGGAACAGCGAAAAAAACTTGGAGAACGGCGACAATTCCAACTGATATTGTCGCTGGCTCTTGGAAAAACGCTCGCAGAAATCGAGCAAATGCCCGAAAGCCACTTGTGTGAATATGAAGCTTTTTATCGCAAACAACCCTTTGGTTTATGGCGAGAGGATTATCGGATGGCACAAGTGGCGCATCTTCTCGCGATGATAAATCGTGATCCGAAAACGTCTCCACCGGAATTGATGGATTTTATGCCGATGTGGAAGAAGAAAATCACGGAAGAAGAGGTGTGGGATAATGTCACTGAGAGTGTATTAGCTAATCGATAGCCCCTTTGTTGGGGCTTTTTTATTGTTTTAAGGAGTTTTTATGGCTGGCGCATTAGGTCGATTAAATATTGATTTGACGCTGAATACGGCAAATTTCACAAATGCGATCAACCGTAGCCAGCGCCAAACAGAACAATTTGGGCAACGTATTCGCGTCAGCCTTCAAGCGATCACCGTACAACAAGAGCGAATGGTATCGCAAACCGCAAAATCTTCGGCGCTTTTTGCCCGTTTTGCGAGTGTCGCAGCAAGTGCATTATCTGTACGGCAAGTGATTAATTATGCCGATGGTTGGACAGAATTACAGAATCGACTGAAATTAGTCACAGATAGCACTCAATCGCTAAACAGAGCGACCAATGATGTTTATATCATTGCCCAAAAAACCTATCAATCGTTGGATGCGACGGCACAGATTTATCAGCGTTTTGCGGATAATGCCGATCGCCTAGGATTAAGTCAGCAAAAAGTCGCTGAACTCACGGAAACCGTCTCTAAAGCGGTTTCTCTTTCAGGAGCCCGTGCTGCCTCTGCTGCAATGGGGTTAACTCAGTTTGGCCAAGCATTAGCAGCAGGTCAGTTACGTGGGCAAGATTTAAATTCTGTTATCGAGCAAATCCCTGGTTTAGCACAGGCCATCGCAGAAGGCATGGGGATCTCCATGGGGGATTTAAAAAAGAAAGCCCAAGACGGTGAAATGGCGATTGATAAAATCATTCAGGCATTGGAGAAAGTCAAAACTTCTGTTGATCAGAAGTTTGCTTCCAGTGTGACAACCGTTAGTCAAGGTTTTACTAATTTACAATCAGCAATGACGAGGTTTGTTGGTGAAGCCAATCAAGGTACAGGTGCGACTCAGCTTTTAACGTCGGGCTTAGAGGGACTTTCTAATCACTTATCGACGGTGGCTAAAATCGCAGAAGGACTTGCAGTTACAGCTTTAGTCGCCAAGCTTTCTCAATGGACAAAAGCCACTTACTTAAAAAATCAAGCCACATTGAATGAAGCCAAAGCCACATTACAGAGTGCAGAGGCAAACAGTGTGGCAGCAACCAGTGCCGTGAGGAAGACATGGGCGGATAAAGAGGCGGCATTATCGGCATTGAATTCTGCAAAAATGAGTTATCAAGTGGCGAAAGGAACCGCCGCAGAAGGTTATGCCTTAGAGAAAGTAATTGTGACAAAATCGTTAGCGACGGAAGCTTCTTTAAGATACAAACAAGCACTGATAGCAGAAACGGCGACACAGCGGGCATTAACGACGGCACGCCGTCAAGCCACGGTCGCAGGAAGAGCGTTAAGTGGGACATTGGCATTAGTTGGTGGACCCGTTGGACTGGCGTTAACGGCAATAACGGCTGTTGGAATGGGCGTCTATGAATATAGCGAACATATCAAACAAGCTAAAAGAGAATCGATCGAATTTGCCAATGCTCTAGATACATCAACAGAAGCTTTAAAAGCAATGAATAATCAAGCATTGCTGACGAATATAAGCAAATTGTCTGAAGGTATTGATGCTCAGATTGAAAAATTCGAAGGATCTCTAGAAAAAGCTAAAAAATTGGCAGCAGACTCGAAGTCTGGTTGGAGCTTAAATGCCTCGAGTTACTTGAGCTTTACGGGTGACCATGAAGGTTATAAAGCGATAATCGCACAACAGCAAAGAGAAGCGAAAATCGGGCTTGATGCGGCGATGGGGGAGGTAGCTTCACAGTTGACAGCATTAGAGCGTCAACGAGCCAATATGCGACAACTGCTGGCATTGGTTGAAGAAAAACACGGTAAGCAAAGTGATGAATATCAGCGTTATGCATCGAAAGTAAAGGAGACTGAGAGTGTCATTAATCAATTTAGGGTGACCTTAAAAAACTTGGGTTATGATTTTGATGCATTAATGAATAAGACCGATGAGGCGGCAAAGAGCCAAGCCAATATGACTGAAGTGATAGCGAAAAAAATAGAAGATTCTATCGCTGAATCTCAGCGCACTATCATGAAAGCCAAAGCTTCTCCATCTGAGTTGGCTAAGTTGAATGCGGAAGATGTGCTGAAAAGACGGGGAATTAAACCTGAAGAAAAAGGCTATGAAGAGGCTTTGACCGAAGAAATTAAAGCGCAAAACGCGTTACTGGCTCAAAGACATAAGCCAAGAAAAGCCACCATTGATTATGCCAAACAGTACACCAAAATCTTGACGGAATTAGAGAAAAAACAAGCCTCATTGATTGCAGATGGGCAAAGTATTCAGCTGTATGGCACTACCTCTTCCTTTAATGAATACACATCCGCCTTAGCCGATATCAAACAGAATAAAGATAAGTTTGATGCCATCTTAAAAATCGATCCCAACGCCATTGAGACGATCAAAGAAAAAGCGAAAGCCATTGATGACTTAGCGCGTGCCAACTCGGTTGCGCAATTTGCTTATGATCGCGGTAAAGAAATTGAGCAGATGCAATTTGAAACCACCCTGATAGGAAAATCACGCGCAGAGCAAGAAAAGCTTAATGCCCTTCGTCAGATTGATGTGCTGTATCAGCAAGCCAGTGTGGATTTAGGCGAGAAAGAGCTGGCGAACTTACAACGCAATGTCGAACTCACTAAACAGCAGATTGAGGAAGAGCTGAGGAAGCGAGAGGCCATGAAAGGCGATCCGATGGCGGGATTAAAACAAGGCTTATCGGATTTCAGTGAGTCGGCCATGGATGTGATGGAGAACGTCAGAAACGTCACCACCAATGCCCTTAATAATATGTCTGATGCATTAGCCGATTTTGCTTTAACGGGCAAAGGAAGCTTTAAAGATTTTGCCAATGCGGTGATTTCCGATATCACTCGAATGGTAATGAAAATGCTGGTTTTCAAAGCCATTGAAGCAGGTGGGCAGGCAATGGGCTTTGATATGGGATGGATGAGCAAAGGACATGCTTACGGTGGTTATACGGGGCACGGCGGGAAATTTGAGCCTAAAGGGATTGTGCATGGTGGTGAGTTTGTTTTTACCAAAGAAGCGACGGCTAAATTGGGTGTCGGCAATCTCTATCGCTTAATGCATGCGGCGCAAGGTTATGCTTCGGGGGGCTTTGTGGGGGCGGTCGCAGGGCTAATACCGGTTACACCGCAACCGACGTTAGCCCGTGCGAGTGGTGTACAAATGACGGTCGTTAATCATATTACGGTGACGGGAAATGGTGACGCTGTACTTGCGCAGGCAATGAAGGAAGCCGCACAACAAGGGACAGAAGCCGGCGCACAGAAAGCTCACGCGATGATGTTACAAGACTTTCAAAGTAATGGTGCAGCACGCAGAACATTAGGAGTTTAAATGTCTATTCTTGAATGGCCAAAAGCGGTGATCCCCACGCAGGAAAACTGGCAATTATTGAGTAACAGCAAAACCTTTACCTCACCATTTAATGGAAGTAGTCAAACGGTACGCTTTCCGGGAAGTCGTTGGCGTTGTGAGCTGACATTCAATAATTTAAATGAAGAGAAATCGCGCCAGTTAGAAGCGCTGGTGGCTTCATTGGATGGGATGTCGGGGCGAGTCAAAATAGCCAGTTGGATAAGAAAAGGGCGTTATGGGTATGGTTCGCCTCGCATTGCAATACCGAGCCAATTAGGTCATCGGCTAGAAACAAAGGACTGGAAGCGCAATATGCGCGTGTTACAGCAAGGGGATCGCTTAACTGTGGGCAATGAACTCAAAATGGTGGTGGCGGATGTGGTCAGTGATAATCAAGGACGTGCCATTATTCTTATTTCGCCGATGTTAAGAACATCACCTACCGTCAATGAAATGCTCGAAGTTGAGCGTCCTTTTGGAGTTTTTCGGCTCGTTGATAATGAACAGGGTAAATTTCAGCATCGTCGCTTGGGGTATACCCATATCACGTTATCTTTTGAGGAGGTGTTGTACTAATGCAATATCATCCATTTTCTGATGCCATGGTCAACGCGATTAATGAGGGGGCTTATATCGTTTTAGCTGCCAGACTCGATTTGAAATCAGGCGTGACCTGTGCGCATACCGGTGTTGGGCAACTGATTATTGCGGGGGAAACCTATTTAGGTGTAGGAAGTTTAGGCGAAATCAGTCAGCTAAAAGAAAATAAGACAACCAGTCCCCCACAATTACAGCTTAAATTAGCCGGTTTTGATAAATCGCTGGTGGGAATGGTGATGAATGAGCAAAGTCGAGGGCGAGAAGTGCGGTTGATGATGGTCGCCATCGGCGAAGAGGGGAAACCGCTTCTTGCTGAAATCTTATTTGTCGGACAAATCACATCGATTAATGTGGTGTCTGGCGAAGAAAATGCCGTATGTGTTAATGTTTCTAATCGATTCGAGCGATGGTCAATCGGTTTACCCGATAGATTCACCGATGAGTCGTGGTCATCTCGACGGCAAGGTGATCGTATCTTTCGTTATGTTGCTCAAATGGCTGAACGGGCGATTTATTGGGGCAGCAAGAAAGATGCACCTTCATTTATTTATAAATAATTGTTGGAAGAAACAAAATGAGTAGAAAACTTTTAGTTCCCCTTATTATGACCAGTCTATCGCTATGCGCAGCAAATGCACAAGCCGTAGGTGAAAATACGCTTTCATTAGGTTATGCACAAAGTCATGCTAAAGTGGATGGCGATAAACTAAAAGAGAAACCCAAAGGATTTAATGTTAAGTATCGTTATGAATTCGATAATCAGTGGGGAATGATTGGCTCCTTTGTTTATACGCATCAAGGGTATGATTATCACTGGAACTCTCGAAAGATTGGGAGTATTGATTTAGATTATTACTCGTTGGCTGCGGGACCTGTTTATCGTTTTAACGATTATATAAGTGCTTATGGATTAGTTGGGGTAGCTCATGGACAAATGGAAGTGGCATTGAATAATTTTTCCTATAATGGGAAAGAAAATCAACAAAGTAAATCCGCATTCGCTTATGGTGCGGGTCTTCAATTTAACCCATATCCCAATATCGCGATTGATGCTTCTTACGAATACACTAAATTAGATGCTTTTAAAGTGGGCACATGGATGCTTGGTCTTGGCTATCGTTTTTAGTTAAAAGATAAACAGAGAATATAAAAGTCGGCATTATGCCGGCTTTTTTGTTTTTAGGCATTTTGATAATGAAACAACCCAACTGGACATTTAAATTACCTGAAACCATCAGGGCGGCCATGAATCGCCCTTTTTCATGGGGTGAATTTGATTGTTGTATTTTTGCCTCGGAATGTATTGACGCACAATGTGGTTTCTCGCCAATAAAGCCTTATCTCAATCACTATAAAACTAAAGCTGAAGCTTTCAATCTTATCAAATCCAAATTTGGCTCCTTAGAGAAAGCTGTATCACGCTATTTCAAATCCATTGAGATTGAGCGTGTTCAGCGTGGTGACCTCGTACTGTTTAAAGGTGAGGACGGTGACAGTCTAGCAGTGGCCTGGGCGGGGCATTATTGGGGCGTAACTCCACAAGGCGTGAAGCCAGTGCAGATTAACCCAATCAAAGCGTGGAGAGTGGAATAATGGGGGGAAGTGGTGGATTAATTTCAAAAGTCGTGGGTGCGGGCTTAATGATTGCGGGGCTATTTACCGGAGGCGTGACTTCGGCGATGGGCATGGCACTGATGGCAGCAGGCGTTGCGGTTCAAGTCGCGGGTTCGCTTATCTTTAAGCCTAAACTACCTTCCATGAATTATCGAGATACGGGTGAACGCAAACAGATGTTACGTTCATCGTCTGCGCCTGAAACCGTGATCGTCGGAAAAACAGTGATATCGGGTTTGCTTTTCTTTGCCGAAGAAGAGGCGGGTGAACAAGATGAAAACGAAAAAATCACACTGGCATTAGCGTTGGCAGGGCACCCCATAGAAAAAATCGGGAAGATTTGGTTAGGGGACGATTTAATTGAGACGTTTGGTGAATATACCGTTCATGAAGTTAAACACCTTTGGTTGAGGAGTTTAAAAATCACGGCACCTGTTGTTGAAGTGGAGTTACATAATAGCAGAGAAGATGTCGATCCCTTTATGCTAAAAAATTGCCCGTCATGGAAAGAGGATATGATTGGTCGAGGTCTGGCGTGGTTACGTGTGACACTCACGTTTGACCAAGAAAAATTCCCTTATGGATTACCCAATGTGAAATGTGAAGTTTGGGGAAAACATCTGTTTGATCCTCGCACTGGGCAAACCGAGTGGAGTAATAATGGGGCTTTAGTCATTTTGGATTATTACCGCCATTATTTAAAAGTACCTGATACAGATATTGATTTTGACAGCTTTAAACAGGCGGCCGATTTATGTGATGAAAAAGTGAGTCTACCAGAAGGTGGATTTGAGTCGCGATATACCCTTAATGGTGCCTATGACTTAAATGAGAGTCCATCGAGTGTCTTGGAAGCGATGCACAAATGCATCAACGCGGAACCGACATTCACCGCAGGAAAACACGGTATTCAAATCGGTGCTTATTATGGGCCGGCAATAAAAACTATCACCGAATCACAATTGATTGGCACTGTCACGTGTACCCCTGAAACAGGTTTAAAAGACGCGACCAATGCGGTGTATGGCACGTTTATTGATGCTGAACAGTTATACACAAAAACGGATTTCACGCCTGTGATTGTAGACGAATGGGTGAAAGAGGATGGCTTAGAAATTCGGGAGAATATCGACTATCGTTTTGTCACCAGCCCTTATCAAGCCCAACGATTAGCTCGCCAATATCTCCGTAAAAAGAAAGCAGGAAGACGGATTCAACTCACGATGAACTTAGACGGCTATGCTTATCGTCCGGGGGAAGTTGTGCTTTTAGCATTACCTTCTTTGGGGATTAGTGGGCTGGAATTTCGTATTGCCGAATGGTCTTTCCATGCTTTAGACGGTGTGGCTTTAACGTTGGAAGAGGATGGTGCCTATTTATATGAAGATGTGATTGGCAAACCGTTTGAGCGTCCGCCATTTGTGAGTTTACCCACTGGCGGTGTTGCTTCACCGATTAATCTTACCTTTGTTCCACTTGCCGTCAGTGACATCGTACAAGGTACACTTTCTTGGCAGAATGTGGCGTCTGATGTGCGTTATAATACGGTTAATATCCTTCAAAATGGTAAAGTGATTCAATCTATTCAGGTACCGGCCGAGCGTGTTGATATTAACGGATTAGTACGAGGGACTTATCGTGTTGAAGTTAGAGCGACGAATATGGCGGGGGCAATGTCGGCACCCGCTATCAGTGATTTTGCTATCCAAGCACCACCGCCTCCTGAGCATATTGATGTTACCTCTGGCTTATTTAATCTGACCGTTGCACCGAAACAAGGCGATAGTGCTGTCTTGGGTTATACCTTTGAATTTTGGTTTAGTGAGGAAAAACTCGCTAATCTTTCTGAAAATGAAGTGATCACCAAAACAAATAAAGTTGGCCAAGGGAATTTCTGGACGCAAGAGAATTTAAAAGCAGGACATACGTATTATTTTTATGTTCGAACAATCAACAGCTATGGCAAATCGCCGTTTGTGGAGGCTTCTGGTGTTTGCTCAGCTCAAACCGATTTAATTCTTGAAGAATTAGCGGGGCAAATCAGCCGAGACCAACTCGCACAAGACTTATTGGGTGAGATAAATAGCAAAGCTGACCAATCAGCCGTTGTTGAGTTAAATACGCAAGTGAAAGCGAACCATGATGCGATTTTAGCGGAGCAAGTTGCACGAGGAGCAGTAATTAACCAAGAGCAACAAGCTCGCGCTGAAGCTGATAAAGCGGAGGCTCAACAACGCCAATTCTTAGCTACACAACTTCGTGGTGATTATACAGGCAATGATTTATCGAAAGTCACCGCAGGACTTATCTCCGCTGAGAAGCAAGCGCGAGTTACAGGTGACCAAGCGGAAACCAAAGCCAGACAATCACTGGAAACACGGATGAATGGGAATGTTTCCGCAATTAATAAATCACTAGAAACACTCACCTCGAAACAGCAAGCGCAAACGCAAGAGATTTCAACGCTCAATTCAAATTTGAAAGGGAAAGCTGATAGCAGTGCGGTAAATGCGTTAAATACGCGGGTGTCGAATATCGATGGAAAAATGACGGCTACCGCTCAGCAAGTCACTCGCCTAGAAAGCCAAGTGGGTACAAGTTCAGCCAAAATAGAGCAAACCTCGAAAGTGGTCACAGACATAAATGGCAAAATCTCCGCATCATGGACAATGAAAGTCCAGCAGGATAGCAAAGGGAATAAAGTCATTACCGGCATTGGCTTAGGATTTAATGCGCAAGGAAATAGCCAATTTCTGGTTAATGCCCAAAACTTTGCGGTGATATCGTCATTAAACGGCAAAGTGGTGACACCGTTTGTCGTGAAGAATGGACAGGTGGTTATTCATGAAGCCTTAATGGATAAAGCGTGGATACAGAAACTAGTGGTACTCAATTATTTTAAATCATCGGGATTTGATAAAGGGAATGGCTTTTTATTGGATGCAAAAAATAATATTTTCCGCTTTACGGGTGGTAATGGGGCATTAAATATCACCAATAATCAATTGGTCGTCAAAGATGAGAAAAAACGCCTTGTGATGAAAATCGGTTATCTAGGGAATTGATTTATGTATGGTCTTGAAATTTTTCCTGCTGAAGGCGGTAAACCTTACCGTTTAACGCGTGATACGCAAATTCTCTGTTATTTAACCTCTTATCAGATAGGGCCAGAAGATTGGCCCCATTATCGACAACCGAAAAAAACACGGAGCAAAGTCATTCATGAAGCCATGGGGTATGAGGCGTTCGCCATCCCGAGAGTGGCTTCTGTGTATATGGCGGTGAATGATTATGCGTATTTTCAGGGAATAACGCATATCCGAATGGAAGGGCCTGTATTACGTTATGAGTATGTTTATGACAATGTTCAGGTTCAAGACCCACAGATGGCCAAAAGAGCCAATATGGTGGTCGATATTTATGGTATCCCGTTACCGGATAGTACAAAACCAACGTATGGTGTGGAGTGGTATGGAGCCTTTCAGGGATTTCGAAGTGCGATTACACGTAATACACAAATGACTTATTGTGTGTTTCGACAAAAAATCCACCTTGAAGGCGGGCGCTATTGGCCTTTGCCGACAACATTACCGCATTTAGATAAGTGTGTTGTGTTTTATCATGCCACCAACCCTCAAGCGGAAGTGAGCTATTTAGCGCATAAAAAGCAATTATACAGTTCAGCCCAAACAGACATTTATGTGTGTGTTTTCGTTTCAGGAATGGTTTTGACCCCGAAGAGACGTTGGGGTTTATCACTGTACAGTGAAGATGGAACACTGGTCTTTAATACGGACTATTTGCCTTTTACCCGAGGAAAATCAATGGAATTGTTATTACGGGAGGGGAGTGTAGAGACTCCATATAGCTTGCCTTTAGTCTGTGCAACAAGTCAGTTTGTGAATGCGTCTTATCAGGATGACCCTATTGATTGGGCCAAGCGCAATACGGGGATACGTTTTCGGGGAAAACAGATTTTTGTGAGCGAACGAATACGTGATGCTCATCGGCAACATCATGTAGAGCAACGTATTCCCTTTTATGTCCTTAATGGTTCACATTATTTTTAA